TCAGATCACAAGCTCGTAGCTTGTGCTGCGGCCACCAGCTTCCCCTTTGCGAAGAAGCCCCAGATCCAGCAATGCCGCGATATCGCGGTTCGCGGTGTCTTGAGAGCACTTCGCGATGGTCGCCCATTTGGACGATGTCATCTTGCCCTCGAAACCGTCAAGCAGTCGGTTCAGGATCTTGATCTGGCGTTCGTTCAGCGCCAGCGCTGCGGCGCGTTCCCAGAACTGGGCCTTGGCGATGACTGCTGCCAAGACGCCATCGGCGCCGTGGATTGCTCGCCCTAGGCAGGCAAGGAACCAGGTCAGCCACTCCGTCACATCCGTCGCGCCTTTCTGGGTGCGCTCCAGCTCATCATAATAGTCTGACCGCTCGATCCGGATCTGCGCCGACATGCTGTAGAACCGCTGCGGGCTGGCCTCTGATCGCGCAAGCGCAAGATCGGCAATGGCGCGGGCGATGCGGCCGTTGCCATCCTCGAACGGGTGGATGGTCACGAACCACAGATGCGCCAGAGCCGCCTTGATCACCGGATCGGTGGACAGTGGTGCGTTGAACCATGTCAGGAACGCCCCCATCTCCGCCGCGATCCTGTCGGCCGGAGGGGCCGCGAAATGCACCCGCTCTCGGCCGACCGGTCCCGACACCACCTGCATGGGCCCCGAACTGTCGTCGCGCCAATCCCCGACGCGGATCCGTGTCATGCCGCTGCGCCCCGTAGGGAACAGGGCGGCATGCCAGCCGAACAGACGCTCCGCGGTCAAGGGTGCGGTGTAGTTCCTCGTCGCATCCAGCATCACCTCGACGATGCCCTCAACGTTTCGGTCTGTCGGGGGCAGGGCGCCGATGTCGATGCCAAGTCGGCGGGCAAGCGATGACCGCACCTGTGTGGCGTCCAGCGCCTCGCCTTCGATCTCGCTGGTCTTGAGCACATCCTGAGTGAGTGTCTGCAGCACCGCCTCTTCGCGCAGCTTGAACCCAAGGGATTCCATCCGGCCGATCAGGCGACCCTGATCGTGCCGCACAGCCGCTAGCGGTGTCGCGATGCTGCCATCGCGCCAGGTCAGTGTCGGCCAGTCTGGCCTCTCCCAGATGTACATTGTAAACTCCGCGCCAGATGCGGTGATAATGCATCCTATTCGCCGCTTCCGCAAGATTTAACGCCGCAATATATGCGGAGATTGGCGCGACTATTCTCCGCACGAGGTCTTTGAACAACTGGCCCGCTTGATCGTACGCCATCACTGGCTAAAAATGGCATTGAACTCGTTCATCCGAATTCCCTCGGCTATCTCCATCTTTGGTGCCACATGTACATGGATCAGCGCACTTCGAACGTTCATCGTCTTTTGGCTGATCATGTTCGCAGCCCCTCCCTCCGTCACATTCGTGATCCGCATTTTCTGACGAAGCTTGCCTTGCAGATCGTCAAGTCTCTCGATTCTGACGGGTCTGTCTGGCGCAAGTGGGAGGGTCCGCGCGACACTGTCATTTCCTCAGCTTTGGACTGCTGGATACCGAATGACGACATGCTGGCGTTCTTGAACACCTTGCCCGGTCAGCCACTGACAATGACAGATCTTGAGCAGCGCATGCGGCATCTGATAGAGGTCGAATACATCGCATCGCCCGAACCAGACCTGCAGGCAGAGTGCCTAAAGATTTATCAAGCCGAAAAATCTGCGGGTACCGAGATGCCCGCCATTATCGGAAGGCTGTCTGCGTACGTCGCGGCGCAATGGCAGCGCTTGCAGGACGCGCGGCGCAAAGAGGAAGAAAGTCGGCTTGAAGCAGCGAGGTTGGAGCGCGAACGACGCTTGCTGTCCTATGGCGACTGCCCTTGGACACAGATCAAAGGTTCAAAGTGCTTCTATTGCCGCAAGAACGGCCGTGTGTTCCAGCTCAAGCCGAATTCGGACAAAAGCTGGAACATGTATCGGGTGTTTGCCGTGGACGACAACGAGGCTGGAGAGATGATCGGCCGATACCGGACGCGTGCTGATGCGAACAAAGTCGTGGCAAAGGCGGCCTATGAGCCGGAGCCTTGGCGGTAGGTACCGAGTCCACCGATATCTACCATTACTGGCAGGCCCGTGCTTGATCGCGCAGCACGGCGTAATCGCTCATCATCTGGATCATGACGGCACCCTCTGGCAAAGCCTCTATCTCGGTCGCCGCGCGCGTCTGATCGGCGGCGGTGTATTCCACCACAGGTGGGCACGGCGCCCGGGCATCAGAACCGCCCATCGCGCATGCGCTGAGCCAAAGCATCGCGATCAGCGGGACGGCGGCTGGCGGCGTCCAGCATCTGGCGTTGGATTTCATGTGTTCTCTCCGATGTTGAAAGGCGTTCTGCCAGCCGTCCGGTCCGTTCACCGGCGCGGCGCAAGTTCATCAGGAACAGGGCGATGGTGAGGGCGACCAGCAGCAGGCCCAGCGCTTTGCGCGCCGGGCCGCTGGCGAGGAGGGCGGTGATCCAACCCATCAGCGCTGGCCCCGCTTCCAGTCATCGATCCGGGCGTGGATCGCGACCGCAATGCCGATCAGCGCAACGGCGATGAACACCCAGCGCAGGGTGTCGAGATAGGGCACCAAGGGCAGGATGGCGGATTGGGTTTCCGCCAAGACCTCTTGCGCCACTTCGATACCGGCGGCACCGACGGTCGCGATGCCCGCAGCGCCACCGCCTTTCAGCGTGCGGCTGTCGGCCAGTACTTCGCGGGCAGGCGGGATTTCCGGCACGAAGGGCGTGGCGCGAGGAGCGAAGGGTTCGCCCCAGCTGCGGGCTGGCCCGAGGTCGATGTGCATGAAGCCCGAGCGGGGATAGGTGCCGAAGCCGAGGAAACCGACAGCGCGGGCGGCTTCGGCGAATGCAACCGGGTCGTGGTTCGACATGGCGATATCAAACGCCGTGCCCAGCATGTGCTTGGAGGCCGGGGCACCGCCGACAGCGCGGTTGTGGCTGGGACTGCGATAGCCGGAGCGCACGATCAGCGGTTTGCCGATGCGGTTGCGCAGAGATTGCAGCTTGTCCATCGCCTCGCTGTTGATCTTGATCGCGCCGGTGCCGCGGCAGGCGATCTCGGCCGGGGAAAAGCTGGGCCAGCGCCAAGCGCTTTCGGGCACGTCGCGGAAATGGGCGTAGGTCATGGTCGGCATGGTGATCTCCAGAAATGCAAAACCCGCCTCTGGGGCGGGTGGGGTTGGTCGGCAGGGTGGTGATGGTCAGTCGGTGCGGCCGCGTTGGAACGCCTCGAACATCAGATCCCGCATCGCGCGAATGTCCGTCTCGATGCGCTCCAGCCGGTCGGCGTCGCCCTTGCGGTCTTCGGCGCGCTGGCGATCCACGCGGTCGCGCTCGACCAACAGTTCACGGTCCATCCGGACCAGCATCGCATCATTGGTGAAGGCGCGGCGCGTGACGGCGGCCAAAAGGGCGATAAACCCGCCGATCAGTGCGGTGATAGCGGCGGTCATTCCGTTGTCGCGGAAGGCCGCGCCGACCTCCTGCAACAGGGTGGTTCGTTCTGTCATGTTGATTTCCTTTAATAATCGGTCTCGACGTAGACGCCGGAGCAGTCGTAGGCGACAGCCGCTGCGGTCGCGCCGGTGTTCATGTAGTTGCGCGGGCTCAGCAGTTGGGTCGCAGCGGGCATGTCGGTGGTGATGGTGAACTCGACGGCAGCGCCACTGACCTCCTCGACCACCCGCACACCGATGTCCGACCCGTTCGGCGCAGCGGCGATGTAGAGCGTCAGCACGTTGGTCATGCTGGCCACCGGGAAACTGGCCCCGAGGTCGATCAAGGTCGGTGCACCCGCGCCATCATTGTGCACAAGTTGCCAGTTGGTGTGGGTGCCGCGCTGGAAACCGATGCCGATGCAGTTCAGCACGGTGGCCAGCGTCAGGGTGGTCGCCAGCGCTGCCACAGAACCATACAGCCCGAAAAACCCCATGCCCGTCGCTTGCAGGGTGGTCAGCGATAGGCGGTTGACGTAGTTCCAGCCGCCCAAGCCCTCGGCATTGCCGCGCCAGCAGACCCAGCCTGCGGATCGTTCCTCGGCGGCGGCGCTTGCTGTGGCCGCGCTGGTCACCCGCCAGCGCCGCATGCTGTCGGCCAGACCCGTGGTGGTCAGTGTCGGCGTCGCCACGGTGCCGACAGCCGTGCGCGGCATGCCGTTCGTATTCACCGTCGTGCTGGTGGACGGGGCCCAAGTGGCGATCCGGTTGACCCCGAAATGAGGCTGCAGCGGAAAGAACCGGCCCGAGGGGCGCTGCACATCCAGCCATCCGGCCCCGGCGCGGTCGCGGGCATAGACGGCCAGCTTGCCTGCGGGCGGCGGGTCGGGCGCAGCGGCCAAGGCGGGCAACACGACCGGCTCGGGCAGTTCGACCCGGCCGGAAGCACTGTCGATCCGTATCGCGTCAAAGAAGGTCGAGCCGTTCGGGCTGACCTTGAAGCTGAAATTATCGTTGCCCAGCAGTCCTATCAGGGCGCGTGCCGAGAAGCCGGTCTTGAAGGCGAAGGCCGCATCGTTCCCGGCCGCCGCCTTGTTCACCGTGGCTTCAATCCCGGCGCCTGCGTTGTTGATCAGCACCGCCGGGGTGTTCATCGACAAGCGGTTGTAGCTGTCAGCTGTCGCCCCACCGAGGCCCAGCAATTGCGCAGTCAGGTTGGCTTGCGGCATGCTGACCTGCGTGACGGCGTTGGCGAAGGTGACCGTCGGCGTGTTCACCACCGTGGTCCCGCCTGACCCAGCGGTGGCGGAACCGATGTTGACGACCGTGATGGACCCCGAAGCCCCGCCGGTGCCGAGGTTCAAGGTCTTGGTGACGCCGGTGGTCGTGACTCCGGTGCCCATGCCGTAGGTGGCGGTCGTCGTCGCCGTGCCAATCGTTGCCGCGGCCGCCGAAACCGTGACGGTGCCTGACGCGGTCAGCGTACCCGAGAAGGTCTTGTTGCCGCTGAATGTCTGGGTGCCTGCGAGGATCGCCAGTTCCGACGAGGTGTTTGGCAGCGTGAAGGTCCGGGTCGTGCCGGTGGAAATCCCTGACAGCGAGAACAGCGCCTTCTTGGTCGGATCGGCGTCATTCACCAGACTAAAGATGGCATCCGACACATCAACCGGTTCGCCGACCGGATCCCAGGACGACCCACTCCAGACCAGAAACATCTGTTCTGCCGCGATCCACGCCAGCCAGCCCGGGCGTGGCACCAGCCGCATCCAGACGCCATCGACCCAGAAGGCGACGTTCAGATCCCAGCCAACCCAGAAGCCGGTCGCGCCCGATGCTACGATATGCCGGTCGCCGTCGACCGGGCTGGCGGGTGGGACGGTGCGGCTTCTGTCAAGGACCGACAGCTGCACCATGGCATCCAGCAGCCGCAGCGCCTCGTTGTGGGTCACATGCTTTTGCGCCTGCGATGCCAGGATGTAGGGCAGCAGGAGATGGGTGGTGATGTCGGACATGGGTGCGCTTTCAGAAGGTTAGCGTGACGGATCGCCCAGCGCCCCGGCCGATCAGGGCCGAGAGCTGGTAGATGCGGATGGCGAGGGATTGGCCGGACCCGAGGGGTGCGCCCCAATCGACGGTTTGCTGGGCGGCGGTGTAGAGGGCAGAGGTGGTGGCAACTTGTAAGGTTCTCTTACGAGTTGCCCCGTCGAGGATTTCCACCTCGTAGGCTTCACTGTCTTCGGCCAAAGGCACATCGCCAGCGCCCCAGGTATCGGCGGCCAATGACCGCGACCGGCGCGTCCAGCGGATCGTCAGATCGCCGGGGCTGCGGGCGATGCGCCACGGCTGTTCGACATGGGCCACCGAAAACGGCCGCAGCCCAGCGCCTTCGGGCGTGAAGACTGTGGCGACAAAGGTCTCGTCGCTGACTGGCTTCGAAGCTGGACCGATGCGCCAATTCCAAGGCAGACCCAGATCGGCCTCGCTGATGGGCAAAGGGGCCACGGCAGTGTCGAGCACCACAATCCGCGCGCCGGTCGGTACCATCGCAACCATGGCCCCTTCGGTTCCGCGCTGACCGCGCAGCAACCGGGTGAGCCGGTATCGCCCCGGCGCGATCAACTCGGCCGCGCCCGCCTGGACGATCTCCCACTGCCCAGCGGCGCCCTCAATGGCCAGAGCGTTGGCCCCACCCAGCAGGGTGATGTCCGTGACGCTTTCCAAGGTGCCGGAATAGAGATCGACGACCAGCGCATTGCCCAGATCAAAGCGCGATACCGGCCCGGCAAAGAAGTCCGCCGCCAGCACACCCATCCGCGCACGGGTGCCAAAGGTTGTCAGCAGCGCAAAACCATCTGTATCGGCACTGCGGTAAACGGCAATCTCACCCGGCCACGGCTTGGCATGTGCTGCGACGATGGGCCGATGCGCCGGTTGATCCTCGCGCAGTTGTGGCAGGTCCAGCAGCAGCACATCCGGTGCGCCGAACACGGTCGGCGTCGACAAGGATGCAGGTCTAGGCTCGCCGGGCGGCAGATCGTAGACCGCGCGGTCCTGCCGCACCGCATCGATGCTGCGCTGATCCGAATCCGCGATGGACACGAGTCGCATTTCCGTCAGGCGGCCATCGTGGTCGAGCAGGATCACATCGCAGGGATCCAGCGCCAGACGCGACGGCGGCAGGCGGAACACGGCACTTTCGCGGCCTACCCATGCCTCCATCAGCGCGCGACGGCAGCGGCGTTCGGCTTCCTCGGGCGGGATCGCCATCGGAAACGACTCGGACGCGATGCGGGTGGTATCGACGGTGATCCGGCGCGCTTCGACCTGTGCTGCGTCATAGTCCTCGTCGGCGCGGGCAACCTGCCATTTCAACGCCTGCGGCAGTTCGGTTTCCTGCGCCCGGGTCAGTTCCATCACATCGCCCTGCGCAGAGGCGGGGGCCACCATTCCATCCGGGGTGATCGTGGCACCGGCAATTCGGCCGCGCATCAGGAACTTGATGCGCCCTTCGCTCTCGACAGCATCGAAGCCGAAATGCCGGGCCAGCGTGGAAATCGACGCCCTTGGGGCTTCCAATGCCGAGATCACATAGCCCTCGACCGCACCCCATAGGCCAGAGACGTCGATCAATTCCTCGGGCATTCCGGCGCGGAGACAAAGGTGGCGCACCAGTGCCGCCAGCGATACTGCGCCCAGCCGCCCGGTCAGCCAATGCCCGAGCCGCCAGTTCGGCCCGTCTGTCCAGACATCGGTCAGTTCGGGGAAGAACGGATAGGGGCGCGCATCCCAAGTCCAGGCGGCGCATTCCGGCACATGCACCATGCGCGCGCCGTAAATGGCCGAGGTCGGATTGTTCGCGCCCTGACCCCACCAGAGATATGTCGCCTCGAGATAAGCGCGCTGGATCGCATCGTCGCGCCAGCCCCGAGAGGAGTAGGGCGTGAAGCTCTCGGACGATTTCGGATCGAAGAACACGTTGGGCTGGTTGGTGCCGCGATCAATGGCCGGGCACCCCAGTTCGGTGAACCAGATCGGCTTGGACCGCGGCACCCATGCCGTCGGCGTGCCACTTTCCACACCGCCGGGCCGGTTGAAATGCGGGTTTTGCCACCAGGCGCGCAGATCCTTGAAGCGGTAGACCCAAGGCTTCGCCGCTGCGCCATCGGTGATCGGCGTTCGGTTTTGCGCGGTTCGATCAAGGGCGCTGGCATAAAACCACTCGAAGCCTTCGCCGCCCGCAATGTTGGATTGCAGATAGGCGCGATCGTAAATTGCAGGCGCCAGCGTCGCATCGGCATGATCGAAACCGTCGCGCCAATCGGACAGCGGCATGTAGTTATCGATGCCGATGAAGTTGATGTTGGCGTCCGACCAGAGCGGGTCGAGGTGGAAGAACACATCGCCGCTGCCGTCGGCAGGGTGGTGTCCGAAGTATTCCGACCAGTCGGCGGCATAGCCGATCTTCGGCCCAGCGCCGAGGATCGCGCGGACGTCTGCCGCGAGAGCCTTGAAGGCAGTGACGGCAGGATAGGTGCTGGCCCCGCTCCGGATGGTGGTGAGGCCGGGCATTTCCGAGCCGATCAGGAAGGCGTCCACGCCCCCGGCGGCTTTGCAGAGATGCGCGTAGTGCAGGATCATCCGGCGCAAGCCCCATTCGCCGACCGGCCCGGTCCAGCTGACAGTGGTGCCCGACACGCTGAAATTGGCGGGCGTCGCCGTGCCGAACAGCGCCGATACCTGTGTGGCAGCGGTGGCAGTCTTGTCCACCGATCCAGCAAAACCCGCAGCCGGGGAGCAGGTGATGCGCCCACGCCATGGGAAGGTCGGCTGGCCAGAGGTGGCGGCATTTGCGCTGTAGGGGTTGGGCTTGGTGTTCCCGGGTGGCACGTCCAGCAGCAGGAAGGGATAGAAGGTCACGCGCAGCCCGCGTGCCTTCATCTCCTGTATCGCCTGCACCACTGCGAAGTCGGCGGGCGTGCCGCCATAAACCGGACGGTCCTCTGCATCGAGGCTGACGAGGAAGGCACTGGCGCGCGAAACGCCATTCACAAGCCAAACTGACGGCGTGGTGGTCTTGGTGTCCACCTCGACGCCCGGCCGCACCTTGCAGGATCCCGCGCGCAGGTCATCGCCGAACCAAGCCACGACGAGGCTGACGCTTTCCACTGCGGGGGCAAGGGATTGCAGCCGGTCCAGCGCCACGACAATATCGGCCGTGTCGGTGATGGCATTCAGGTTCTCGGCCACTGTCGCGCCGCCGGAGCCGGTGGATTTCTTGACTGGCGCGGTTGCATAGGTGAATTCGCCCGAGGCCGGGATCATCGTCACGGCCTTGACCAGTCCTTCGGCGGTGTCGGAATCGGCCAGCGGGCGGAACACCTCGAAGCTGATCTGCGGCAGGCGGTTGCCGAAGGCGCTAAGGTTCAGCTCCTCAAAGACGACATAAGCGGTGCCACGATAGGCAGGGGTGCTGGCCGCGCCCATCTTGGCCGAGATGAACGGATCGGGGGTCTGCACCTCGTCGCCTGGATACCAGCGCCAGGTGACGCCGGTCATGTCCATGGTCTTGCCGTCAGCCCACACCCGGCCAATCCCGGTGATCTCGCCCTCGCACAAAGCAACGGCGAAGCTGGCGTAGTACAAGTACTCAGTCGTCGTGACCTTTGGCCCGCTGCCTTTGCCACCGCCCTGACTGGTCGTGTTGACCGCTTCGCGGAAATCCGTGGCCCAGATGATGTTGCCGCCTATGCGCATGCGACCGAACAGGCGCGGTATTACCGCCCCTTCGGTCGAGGAGGTGATGCGCAAGCTGTCCAACCGCGCGCCCTCGATCCGCTGGGCCGGGGCGAGGGACGACACAATCCAGTTGTCGACCACCGATCCGATAGTGGATCCGATGAAACCGCCGATGGCCGCACCCGAAAAGCCGAGGATGGCACCGCCAAATGCGCCGCCAATCGCGGAGCCGACGGCGCCGAGAACCAAAGTTGCCATGGATGAAAATCTCAGATGCTGCTGGGGTTCGGAAACAGGAAGGCGAAGGCGATCTTTCGCGCCCATGTCGGTGTCAGAACTTCCTCGACGACGCCCAGCCGCTCGTAGGCGTGGATGAAACGGTCGGGGGCGGTCAGGATGCCGACATGCTTGGCAATGGCACGCGGGGCCATGCGAAACAGGATCAGCGTGCCGGGCCCGGCGTCGGGGGGCATGATTTCTGGCATCATCTGGCGCGCACCCTCGGCCAGCACCTCGCGCGGACCTGTCTCGCCCCAATCCCGGCTGTAGGGAGGAATCGGGAAAGGCTCGTCGCCCACCACCTCGCGCCACACGCCACGTGCCAGTCCAAGGCAGTCGCAACCGACCTCGCGAAGGCTGGCTTGATCGTGGTAGGGCGTGCCAAGCCAGCTGCGGGCGGTGGCGATGACGAAGGCGGGATCGGCGCAATTCACAGCACGTTTCCTTCATGGCCGCCGTCCTGGCTGGCATAGCGCAGGACCGCATCCTGACCCGGAATGTTGGGAAAGCCCCGGAAGTTGGCGACATTCGCGAACTTGGCGCTGCAGGTCGCGATCCGCTTGTCGCAGCCCGCCCGCGCAAGAAAGCTGTCGCCTTCAGCCATGGGGCGCACTGGCGGTTCCAGCAAGGTCAGGGTGGCTATGCTCCCATCCAGCCCATGCGACAGCACCTCGGTGATGCGACCCACATTGGCACCGCTGGTCCAGGTCAGGGTGCCGGAGGTGAACCAGCCCGCGTCAAACTCGGACAGATCCGAGGCCATGAAGGCCCGGTCGCGCAAGAGATCGGTGACGATGCCCGTGCCCCTGTAGATGGCGTCCTCTAGGTCGATGCTGCAGCGCGCATCGCCCAACCTTGCATCGCACCCCGCCTGAAACGTCCGCCCCACGGTCTGGCCGAACACATGCGCGAGGCTACGCACCTCGGCCACAAAAGCCATGCGTCCGCGCCGGATTTGCCCAACCGCGCCCCGGCGCAATAGCACACGCTGGCTGGTGTCTGCCCAATTGACCCGCCACAGCTCCACTGCGGCATTGTCCCACCGCCCATCGAGAATGTCGGTTTCCGTGATCCGGTCCGAGGTCAGCACCCCGGTCGCGTCCTGCGCATCGACGGCGAGATCGGAGCCAGCGCGGATTTCCGAGGCGGCAAACCCGCTCTCTGGCTCAAACTCGGTGCCGTCAAAGGCCAGCGCGCGATCATGATCAGTAAAGCCCAGCGCCACGCCGTCGGCACGGCTGATCCGCCAGCACCAGGACAGGGTGGTTGTGCCATCATCCAGATGCGCCTGCAGTTTAGAGGAGAGGTTTTTCATCTGCGGATCTCCAGCAAGGGAATGGCGGTGATCGATCCCAACCTTTCGAATTCGAGGGTCACGTCGAGCGTGTCGCTGTCGAAACGGACCGGCACATCGAATTCGAAGCCAGCGCGGACGATGACGCCACCCGCAGGGGCGGTGGTGAAGGTGATGACGCCAGTTGTCGTGTCCACGGTCCAGCCCGACAGCTGTTCCGCCATGCCCAGCGCCACGCGGACGGTCCCGGCCACCGGCTTGGCGATGGTTCGCACCCAGGTCTGCGCGCCGGAGGTGTAGCGTTTCGCCAGTTGGAAGCTCTGCTGGCTACCGGTCCCGGTGCCGATCTGATCGTCCGTCGCGGTGATCGCATGAGAAGGCAGGGCAGATTTGTAGTCGGCCCAGTCCTTGTAGCGAAACCCGTGCAGACGGCCGTTGCGGGCCTCGAAGAAGGCAACCACCGCCGCCAGATCATCCGCACGCCGGATGCCATAGGCTACATCATAGCGGCGACGGCTGTCGGCCCAGCTGGCATTGCGCTCTTCATCGCCTGAGGCCAGTTCGACCACTTGCGTGCGCCGTTCAGGGCCGCCCCGTGCCCCGCGGCTGATGTTGTCGGGGAACCTGACTTCATGGAATGCCATCACATGCCCCTCCGGCCGAGCGACACCGCGCGGGCGATATCGGCTGCGACCTGTGTCCGGGATTGCCGGAAGCTTTCGGCGTCCCGGGTCATGATGGTGACATTCACGGCAGGTGCGGAGGATTGACCTTGGCCATATCCAGCAGCCTCCCGGCGCGACAGAACCCGCTCACCGCGCTGCAGGATTGCCGGAACCTCGTCGGGTTTTATCCCGGCCCAGCCACCGAAATGCATGCGCGGCGCATTGGCAAAAGCCAGCGCAGGCACCATGCGGCCCGGGCCCGGCGCGCCGACCATGCCACCGGCGTGCAGAATGTTGGCGAAGATGCCACCCGCACCGCCCAGCGCGCCCGACAGCGCATTGGCAATGGGGCCGAGGATGAAGCGTCGCGCCGCCAGCTTCGCGAGATCAGCGATCATCGAGGTGACCAGGTCGCGGAAATCCAGCTTGCCAGTTTTCACGAAGTCGGCCACGGCGTTTTCGGCTGAGGTGAAGGCGCTGACCAGCGTGCTGCCGATATCACCCCCGATATCGCGCGCCTTGGCGGCATAGTCGGCGAGCGCCGCGGTGACGGCCTGCCAGCCGGTCAGGGCCGTGTCCGCGCCCTCGGCGGCCGCCGCCCCGGCGTTGCGCGCAGCGCTGCCCGCACCATCGGCTGCGGTGGCGGTGTTGTTCAGCCCTGCCGCGAGGGCATCGGCCGAAGCGGCTGCATCGGCGAGTGCGGTCTCCGCCTCGGTCCCCGTGCCAGTGACGGCCTCCTTCAGCGCTTGCCAGCTGGCCAACGGACGACCGGCGGCATCGGCAAGCATGCCAGCGGCCTCGCGATAGCCATCCGCCCGGCCACGCGCGTCGTCTGCCATCGCGCCAAGTCCGAGGTCGGGTGGTTCCAGATAGGTCTGGGACAGCGCGGCAGAGAAGGCATCCGCTGCGGCTGCGCCTGCAGCTGTTGCGGCACCCTCAAACGGGTTTCCGATCCGGCTGAGTTCTACGGGATCGAGTGTGCCGATCCGCACCCCACCTTCGCCAGTGGCCCATTCGGGCAGCAGCGCCAGCGCGGCGTTCAGCCCGTTGATGAAATTATTGATGCGCGTCACGACGCCGTTCAGCATCGCCTCGACGCCGGAAATCAGCCCGTTCGCGGCCTGGAAGGCGAAGTCACCAATGGCGCCGGGCAGACTGCCCCAGATTGCGACCGCAGCGTCATAGGCCCCCTGGAAGATGGCAGCCGTCCGGTCGCCGAAACTGACCACGCCCGCGATCGTGCCTTCCAGAGCCGAAAGCCCAGCAGCTTTCAGCCGCTCCCAGCCAGCGGCCATGTTGGCGAATGCGGCGTCGAGCGACAGGCCGATGCGCGACCAGACTTCTTTCGCCAGATCGCCCAGCAGGCGGAAGGCTTCGCCCACGCCGCCGACGCGGGCCACCAGCTGCGAGAACTGATAGACCAGCTCTCCGGCACCGACGATCAGCGCGCCGATGCCGGTGCGGATCAGCGCCCCGCGCATGATGACCAGCGCCGTGGCGAGGCCGCGCACTGACAGTGCTGCCGCTGCCAGTCCCGCCACCCAGCGCCCCGCCATGACGGCGGCGAAGGTCGCGGCATAGGAGGCGAGGCGTCCAAGATTTCCGATCAGCGCATTAATGGCTGCCCGCAGGATCCCGCCATCCGATGCCAGCGCGATGAAGGCGTTGGCCAGCGCCTCGACCGATGGGGCCACGGCGACGGCGATCCGGTTGCGCAGCCCCTCGAACACCAGTGACATGGTGCCAAGGGCAACTTGGGTGCGCCGCAGGGCCTCGATGGCGTCGGTGTCCAGCACCGCGCCGAGGTCGGAGGCCTGATCGCCCAACCGGGCCATCTCGGCCCCGCCGTTGCGCAGGAGCGGGAGGAGGCGCGTGGCGTCTGAGGCCATTGCCTCCAAGTAGAAGGTCATCTCCTGCTGGCTAAGGCCAGCGCGTTCCAGCGTGTCGACGTAGAGTTGCAAGGCTTCTGGCCCCGACAGGCGGGCAAATTGGTTAGCCGTCACGCCCACCTTCGGGGCGACGCTTTCGAAGAAGTCCGCCATCGGCCCGCCGCCGGTCTGCAGGAAATCGCCCACCCGGTCGTTCACGTCTTTCAAGATGTCGGCGAGCTTTTCCTGTTCGATGCCGACTGTGCGCGCGCCTGCAGACCAGCGCTGCAGGGCTTCGGGCGTGGCATTGGCGACCTGTGCGAACTGCCGAATTTGCGCGGCGCTCTCGGCGGTGGACCGGACGATCAGCCCGAGCGAAGCGGTGGCAGCAGCAGCGGCGGCAGACATGGCAATCCCGGCCCGGCGCGCAAAACCTGCAAGCCGGGTGTTGGCCAGTTCCATCTCGCGCGACAGACGGCCGAGGCCCTTTGCGCCAGCCGTGCCGACGCCCTCCAACTCGGCGCGAACCTGGCGGCCGCCCTCGGCGACGAGCCTTACACTGACCCTTTTTTCAGCCATCGCGGCCCCCTTCCATCTGTTCGTTCAGTTTGCGCACCATTACCGCCTCGATCTCGGGCAGCAGTTCGGCGGCGATCAGGGTATTCACGCCCAGCGCCCGCGCCAGCGCGAGGGCAGCACCCATGTCCCAGCCGAGCACCGCGCCGGGGATCACGCGCAGCTGACCACCAAGACGGCCGACCAGATCCCAGACCTGCCAGCCATCTTGTGTCTGCGGTCGGTTCAGTCTTGCGGGGCAGTCGGGGCACGTCCCCGCGCAGGCCGCGCAGTATCTGTCACCCCCGCCGAAGGACCAGTCGGCGAGGGCGCGGAGACGTTTTTTTCTGCGTCCAGCAGCAAGCCGCGCGCGACATACTGCGTCTGGAACGCCTCGAAGACCGGCCAGATTTCCAGTAGGGCGTCGATGCCCTCGGGCGAAACGGGGATGATGTTGCCTGCGCCATCGCCAACACCCTCCCAATCCAGAACCGCGCGACGGGCCACCGATTTTGCCATGGCCAGCGCCATTTCCTCTTGGGTCGCACCTTCGGGGAGTGTTTCCACCGCCAGATCGGCGCGCGCCGACACCATCAGCGCGGTGGTCAGGGGGCCGACCAGCAGGCGCAGGCCGGGGGCGAGGTCCAGCCATTCGGGCGTGGCGGTCAGGTTCAGTCGGATCATGATCAATATCCTGCAAGGGTGTTGATGAGAACGGCGGTGCACATGCGGGCCGGGCTGGCGGCCTTGGCGGCTTGCCAGTCAAAGCTCGCTTGCACGCCCTGCGGCCCGGCAATCTCGATGCGCGGGATCGGCAGATAGACTGCATGGGCGGTGAAGGTGAAACTGGCGTTCGCGCCGAGGCTGTAGACGAACTCCAACTCACACGGGCTGCCGTCGATGGCTTGGGTGACCAACGTGCTGTCCGAAAACCGCACTTCGATCCGACCGGTGAGCGCCGCCATGGTCGGATCGGCGCCATCGATCCGGCCATCGCCCCGGATCGTCTCGATCCGGTCGAGGTTGTTGGAATAGGTGATCTCGGCCGAAACGACATTCCCGAGTGCTGTACCATTGCGCTTCACCGTGCCGTTGAAATGGCCGAAACGCTGCAAGCCCAGCGCGGTAGGCGTGCCAGCGGCTGTTGCGGCGGCGATGGTTTCGCCTTGGGCCACCAGCCGAGCTGTCGCTGTCAGCAGACCCGACCGCTGCATCTGCCAGGACAGCTGATCCAGCACACAGCCGGAATACATTGCAAAGCGCGGCACCTCGGGCATCGCGGTTTCAATCGCCATGCTGGGCAGGGTCCAGTTGCCCGACTGGAAGGTGTGGGTCTTGGGCGTCGTGCCGGTGGTAGTCGGCTGGCCAAAGGCGGCCTTCAGCCAGAACCCAAATGCCTCCACGTCAATCGGGATCACCACCTCGCCGTCGGCGGTCACCGCGTCCTTGATCGGGGCGAGCGGATCGCGGCCATAGCCCAGCAGTTCGGATTCCAGCAACGGCTGTTCTGACCCGAGCGTCGCCCGGGCGAAGGGCATCAGCCGGAACCCACTGACTGGCGGGGTGCCGTAAACCGTCTCATACGCAAGCGCCATCTGCGCCCGCGCGCCTTGCGCACGTGCCATGGGGGTCTCCTTTATGTGGGGGTGTCAGGCCAGGGGGCCGGTGGTGGTGTAGTGCAACACGACGGTGATCACCGCCGCCTTCAGCGCCGCTGCGCCCTCGATGGGCAGATCAACCGAAGCCGGGGCCTCGGGCTCGAGCCAGTCGCAGAGGCCGCCAAGTGTGCGGTCAGCGTCCAGCGCCGTGCCGATGGCGGTGATCAGGGTGTCGAAGGTGCTGGCCCGACTGGTGCACGCCTGGACGACGACCTCCAATTCGGCGCGGTGCTGATAGTGGTAACGCAGCGGCGACAGCGTCACCTCCGGGTCACCCGGCTGGCCGTCGCGCAGGATGATCAGCCCGGCTGCGGGGATCCGCTCGGGCAGGACCTCATCGCGCAGGGTGAGGGCGGCAAGCGGCTGCAACCGCGCGTGCAGCGCGGCGAGAACGGTTTCGCGGGTGGTGGGCATTTGTCCAACTCAGGTTTGAACGTTCAGGGACTGATTGATCGTTGTGGAATGCTTAACAATAACTGAGTTTCACCTCGAGCCAGAGGTGCGCCGAGTTTTATGAATTCAACGCTCGGGCGATGTTCGCTCTCAGTAGTCAAACAGATCGTCGAAATCGCTATAGAACCCGTACTTAGGGGCCTGTACCTGCTCAAGTCCAAACGTGAAGAAGTGTTTGCGAGCGGCACGCCAGCCCCTCACAAGGCTCGGCATCCTGGTTTCTGGCTGGTCGTCTCCGCGCCATGCCGCAAGATCCAACCAAGAACCAGTGGCGAGTTCTTTATTGGATGGAGTTGGGCACTCCACTCCATATTTTGCCTTCAAAATGGAATTCCGCTTTTCCATCGCTCGACGAACCATGCTTAGAAGCCAGCCGTCGATTTCCTTTAAACGTTCGGATTCATCAAGTAGACAATAAAAGTGTTGATTTTCGTGTCGGATTGACCCATTTTTCCATTTGGCGCTGAGCCGTCTGCAACACGATAATCGCATGAAAAGGCCGCGGAATCCTTGATGCCAGTGGGTCACGGCGTTTCGGAAAACTGGGTCAAATTCTCGCGGAAATCAACACGGAAAGCGGCATCATGCCGCCCGAAGAAATGACCAAAGCCGTTGCGCGGCTTCTTGGTTTTCAACGCGTAGGGCCGGATCTGTCGGAGGGGATCATGGCGATCAATATGAAAGACTGA